ACCTTTGCGTGCGCAGTAAAAGCATCGAAGAACTCCGACGAGACGAGGCAATGGACGTTGGTCATCCGTTCGCCCTTGAGGTTCTTTTCGATGTGGCGTTTGAGATCCAGGCACTTCTTCTTCACGTTCGTGCCGGCATTGCCCAACTCGAAGTTAATCTCCGTGGCCCCGATTTCGAATTGGGTGTAGAGGTTGTAGATCTCACTGCCGTCGGCATCCAGGATCACGCCCTTGAGTGCGCCCATGCGCAGGTGCTCCAGCGTGATCGCGTGCTTGGTGCGCATCGTCTGCAGGTGTTCGGCCATCACGGCAGCGACCGTCTGCACCTCGGTTTCGGAACCAAAGGCACGGATGCCCTGCACTTCCTCCGGCAGCACCACATCATCGTGGGGAATGTGCGGAACAGTGAACGAGCGCAGCTTGCGTTTGCCGTGTTTGCCCACGGTACCGGGTGCCCCCACCGGCAAGGTCGGCAGCAACGTCAGCACGCCGTTCTTTTCCTCTACGGCGATGGAGCGAAAGCGCACCGGCTTTGCCGGGAAAAGACCCATGTCCTCCAGGCGACCGTAGTTGTTGGGCAGGATGTTGATGGCGGCAGTCAATGCCGACATCGAGAACGACGGATTGTCGAAGGGGTTGTTCATGGTCAGACTCCTTTGCGAATGAGGACGCCGAGGCTCTTCAGCTGCAGGACGGCGGCCTGCTTCTCGACGGCGGTGATGGCGGCGGGCCAGGTCAGGGCGTGATCGGCGACGATGGCGTGACGTGCCACCATCAGTCCGTCCTCGCGGTCGATGAGCGCCGCGTCACAGGGCTGCATCAGGACGCCTGCGGCGTACTGGCTGCCGTCGGTGGCGGACGGGTCGATCTGCTTCACCTTGCCAGTGGCAGTCACGATGCCGACCACCGCGCCCAGGGGCAGGGTCTGGCCGGAGGCGACCGTCACTTGGTCGCGGGAAAAGAGATTCGGCGCTTCGTACTTCAGTAGGTCGCCGAGGTTGAGTCCTTCAGTAATGGCGGGCATTTCAGTTCTCCTTGCCGGCACGGGCACGAGCGGCCATCACCAGCGGGTTGTCGTTGAGGGATTGGGGGTTCGGCTTGGCCGCATCCGGTGCGATACGGCTGGTGATCTCCGGGCCGTCGGCGCGGGCGGTCAGCAGTTGGCTGCGCACCTTGGCGGGCGACGTGCGCGTCGCGAGGTAGCCCGGAATGCGTTCGGGGCAGCCGGCCAGCGCGCAGAGTTCGGCGACTTCCTGAGCGTCGTCGATGGTCATTGCCGGGGTGGGTGTCGCAGGAGCAGCGCGATCAGGATCAACGCCAGTCCCATCAGCAGCAGGGGTTGCGGGTTCATTCATGGAGGTCTCCAGTCTGAGTTGCGAGGAAATGCCCTGCGTGGCCGTGAGAGCTGGCAACACAAGACGTTGGGAAAGTGAATCGGTGAGTTCGATCAGCACGTCGTCGAAGGTGCCGACGGCATCGGCCAGACCGGCGGCGACCGCGTCGGCCCCGAAATAAATGCCGGCCTCGGTGGCCCGTACCGCATCCGCCGAGAGATTCCGGTGGCGGGCGACGGTGTCGACGAACAGGTCATAGACGCGCCCGACCTCGGCCTTGAGGAAGGCGTGTGCCTCGTCGGAGATCGGCTCGTGCGGATTGAGATCGTTCTTGCGCGCCCCGGCGAATACGGTGGTGTAGCGCACGCCGTCCTTGGCATCCTTCACCGACTGGTCGGCGTGCATGGCGATGACACCGATGGAGCCAACCCCGCCGGTGCGCGTGACGATGAGGCGGCTCGCCGCCGAGCCGATGGCATAGGCCGCCGAGAAGGCCATGTCGTTGGCCAGCGCCCAGACCGGCTTGATCTGCGCGGCGGCACGCACCCGGTCGGCCAGGTCGAATACGCCGCCTGACTCGCCGCCGGCACTGTCGATGTCGAGCAGGATCGCCGCGACGTTCGGGTCGGCCACCGCCGTATCCAGCATCGTGGCGACACCCTGGTAACTGGCGAGGCCGGATTCGGCTTCCAGTCCGACCGTGCGGCGGGCGAGCGTGCCGTAGATCGGCAGCACGGCGATGCCGCCACTACCACTGGGCATCGAGCGATCCGGAATGGCATCGCTTGGCACGGCGGCCTGCGGCAGACCGATGCGGGGGCCCAGCACGGCGAGAATCACCTCGAGCTTGGGACGATGGATCATCAGCGGCGCACCGAAGAGGCGCGCCGCCATATGGGGCAACAGGTTCATGGGGTCAGTCCTGAGGTGGGGGCGGCGGGGTTGCCGTAGCGGCCTTGGCCGCCTTGCGCGGGTCGGAATCGAGGATCAGTCCGAGCGCGTCGGCCCGGGCGTTGTCAGCGGCGATCTCGCGGTCGACGTCCTCGGCATCCATGCCGAAGGCTGAGATCGCCTCCGACCGGGACATCAGGCCGGCGCGAATCGCCAGCAACATCGCCTTGAATTCCTTCTCCGGATCGACCCACTGCCAGCCCTGGGGAATCCACTTGCAGGGGGCGTACTCGCGGCGGCGGCGGGCAAACCCGGGGGCGTTGATGGCCCCGGAGAGAACCGCCTGATCGAGCCAGGCATTCCAGACCGGGCGACAAAGTTGATGGACGATCACGCCGTGCTGGATGGCTTCCATCCGGCGTCGAAATTCCAGCAGGCCAGCACGGATGGACGAGTAGTTCACGCCCGTCAGGTCACCGGTCAGTTGCTCGTAGGTGATGCCGATAGCGGCAGCCACCGCCCGGAACTGTGTACGCAGAAACTCGGCGTAACTGCCGCCAACATCGGCGGGGTCGGAGAATTTGACGTCCTCACCCGGCTCCAGAATCTGCAGGGTGCCCGGCTCCAGACCGGCGAGTGCCACGCCGTCAGCATCCGACAGACCTTCGCCCACCAGGTTGTCCTCAGGGGCAAGCCGCGTGATGAAGCCGGCGAACATCGCGGCGGTTTTCTTACGCACGAGTTCGGCGTCGTCGTACTGGTCGAGCTCGTTGAGCTTCACCAGCGCTCTGGACAGCCACGGCTCGCCGCGAATCTGGCCGGGCCGCAGCACGCGGTAGAGATGCATGATCTCGGCCGCCGGCACCCGTACCGTGTCCTGCCCACCCTGGCCAGACATTGGCGAGAGCCGACCGTCCTCGGGGTGTGAGCGGTACAGGTGGTAGGCGACGCGCCGCCCCATTGCGTCAAACTCGATGCCGGAGCGCACCACGTTGCCCGAGGGCAATTCGGTATTGAGCGTCAGCGGCAGGTGTTCGGCTTCCAGCAACTGGAGTTGAAGCGGCACGGTCAGCCGATCCTCGGGACGGCGGGGGCGCAGCCGGATGAAGCACTCGCCGCCCTCGCACATCGCCCGGGCCGCCAAGGATTGCAAACCGTAGAAGTCGGTCTGTCCGGTGGCGTCGGCATCTTCCGTCCAATCACGCCAGAGTGCTTGGACGGCGACGCGGAAGGTTTCGTCCTGCGCCATCGACTGCGGCTTGATGCCAGTACCGACGGCATTAGCGACGAAGGCCTCGATACCGGCGTTGGCCCAGGCATTGCGACGTACCAGATCACGGGATTTCACGCGCAGTTCGTTGGAGGTGGCGAGCATCGCCGCCACCGCGCCGGGGTTGCCGGGCATCCACGCGAGCGCACGACGCCCACGCCCGGCCACCTCGTGCACAGGTGCGCCGCTGAACAGGGTGCGGATTCGAGTCATCCAGCTCATCAGAACCCCTTCCCGGTGGTCACCCGGATCTGACGCGGTGCACGCGGATACAGGCCGGTGGCCACGGCATCCTTGTGCATCGCGGCTTCGACCTCGGCGATGGCCTGCTTCAGTTCCTCGACGGTGCGGTACTCGACCGTCTTGTCGCCGAAGGTGACGCGCTTCTCGCCCTTGGCCAGCGCGTCACGCAGGGCCTGCAACTGGGCTTCGGTGTAGGTCGGGATGCTCATCGATAGACCACCAGGCTGATCTCGGGCGTGTCAGCCAGCGACGCTGCTGCACTGGTGCAGACCAGTTCGAGGGTGTCGGCGGTCTTGCCGTCGGTCGTGCCGCGTGCCGCTGCGAAGCGGATGGTTCCGGTCGCGGTGTTGCTGCGGCCCGTGGCGACCCAGCAGTACTTGGCATCGGGAAACGGCGTCTCGAAATCGATGCGGTAGCGGCCCGTTCCCAAGCGGGTCACCGAGGCGACGTTGTAGGCAGCGCGAATCTGGATCGCACCGCCCACGTAGCCGAAATTGACCCAGGCGCGGGCGAGCCCGGGATGCTCGGGGCGAATCAGACCCTTGATCTCGGTGCCGATCCGGGTGGCGAGCGCCGACAGTTGCGCGACGAGGCTCATGCCTTACACCAGGGCGGCGTTGAAGATCGCCACGAAGTCGGTGCTGACGTCGCCAATGTCGCTGGCCGCGACCGCACCGATGTTGTCGCGGGCCTGCGTCTGCTCGGCCACCGTCAACGTCTGCGCCGCGTCAAAGCGCACGCGCTTGTCGATGGCGGCGGTGAGCGCCGCGATGCCGGTCTGGTCGTTCTGCAATGCCTGCTGAAGTTCGAGCAGGGTGTCGTAGGCCGGGTCGGCACCGCCGAGGATGTCGGCCTTGAGGGCATCGAGCAGGGTGACGACCTTGTTCGACGAGTAGGTGGTCGTCGTCGATACTTGCAAGTCGTCGATGGCCACCGCCGTGATGATTGCGGCCTTCAGTTCGTTGATCGCGGCGACCAGGCTCGACTTGTCGGTGGTGGTCAGCGCCGTCAGCGTGCCCGTGCGGCCTTTGACGGTATTGAATTCCTCGGCGACTCGCAGGACGAAGCTGTTGAGTTGGGTTTGCAGACTCATGGTGAGGTTCTCCAGTGGTGGTGATCAACTGAACCAGCGGCTACGAATTACGCGCCGGCCCGTTCTCGGGGTTCCAGAAATAGCGAGGCCACCGCCTTGGGTGGCCTCAGTGGGTTGCTCGATTGGCGGATCGGGGTCGCCGGGCGGCGAGAGTCCGATCTGTCGTTCCAGTTCGCGCCAGTGGCGTTCCTCGAAGCGGTCGAGGCCGGCGGCACTCGCCGCCGCGCGGGCATACACGTAGCAGTCGAGCGCCTCGTTGCGCTCGCGCATCTTCTGCCACTCGCGGATGGCAAAGCCGTTGCGGTCGCGGCGGGTGATCAGTTGCTCGGCGCACAGTTGCTGCACGAATTCGGCATCGATCTTGGGCAGATGCACGAAGCCGGTGGGGTAACGCAGCGTGACGCCGTCCTCCAGCACGTCGGCGATCTTCCTCAGGTTGTTGTAGAACTCCAGCTTGGCAATACCCACCGCGACCGAGAACACCTTGATGCCCCGGCGCAGCTTCTTTCCGCCCTGCGACAGATCGACCGCCGTCGGCGTGCCGACCAGGGCCGCGCCCTTGGGCACACCCTTGACCGCCATCACGCGGGGATCGCGGGCCAGCCGCACGAAGGTGTAGGCTTCCTGCGTGGCAAAGCCCGTGTCCAGGGCGAACCGGGCAAGCGGCAACTGCGCGCCCGACTCGTGCGACCACGTTTCGGCAATCAGTTCACCGAGCCGCTTCCACACCGCATCGCGGGCGGTATCGCCCATCAGTACCCGGTGCTCGACGAGCCAGGATTCCTTGCCGCGCCCGAAGGCCCAGATCGAGGCCTCGATGCGATCCTTCTGCACGTCGGCCCCGCCGACCAGCAGCAGGCCTCCGGAAGGGATACGCCCGATGGGATAGTCCTCGCGCCGCTCGATCAGGCGCTGCCAGTCCGGGGCCTCGCCTTCCTCGACCCAAGTCTCGCCCAGCTCCGTGTTCTTGAAGGTCTTGATGGCGGCGGCCGATCCGGATTCCTTGTTCACAGCACTCTCCCAAGCAGCAGCAATCTCCCGCCAATTGCGCCAGCCCACCGGGCTGTAAAGCGACGAGAGATGGAATCCCGCCGTCTTGGCTCCGTTCTCGGGAGCCATTGCCCGCCACTCGCCATGCTCCAGCATCCAGGTCTTGTGGCTCTCCGGGATCGGCTCGTCGCACGCCTCGCAGACATAGGTCGCCGTCTCCGGCTGCCCCTTCTCCCAGCGCAGCTGCTCGAAGCGCAACCACTGCCGGTGCGAGCAGTGCGGGCACGGCAGGAAATAGCGGCGCTGGTCACTGGCTTCGTACTCCCGTTCGATGCTGCTGGCGCCGGCAATCGTCGGTGTCGAGACGATGAAAATCTTGCGCCGCGCGAAGGTGCGGGTGCGTGCCTCGGCGAGCGAGATCGCATCGCCTTCGCCATCGACGTCGGACGGGTAACCATCGACCTCGTCCAGGAACAGGTAGCGCACCGGCATCGAGCGCAGGCCGACGGCGCTGTTCGCGCCCGTCATCACCAGCACGCCGCCGCGAAACTCCTTCGCCAGGATCGTGTTGCCGGCATCGCGACTGCGGGCCGGCGCAATCAGTTCGGCCAGCACCGGCGATTCCTCGATCAGCGGGTCGATCCGCTGCTTGGAATTGCGCTTCGCCATTTCCACCGTGGGCGACACGGCCATCATCGGGCCAGGGGCGTGGTGGATCACGTAGCCGATCCAGTTGTTGCCCATCTCGGTCGCGCCCAGCTGCGCCGCCTTCATGAACACGATCCGCTCGACCGCCGACATCGGCGACAGGCAATCCATGATCGCCTTCAGGTACGGCGTGCGGCTGGTGCGCCAGCGGCCCGGTTCTGCCGATGCCTTGCTGGAGAGCATCCGGTGGCGATCCGACCACTCGGACACCGTGAGCAATGGATCGGGTGTCAGACCTTCGCGCCAGGCGCGCTCGATATCCAGCCCGCCCTCGTAATCCGCATCCATCATCAATCCACCCGGGGACGCACGTCGCCCAGCTCCTGCAAGTGCTCGCGCACGGCGGTTTCCAGCGCGACGTGCAGCGCGTGGGCATCGACCCCGAGCCTCGCCGCCATCTGCGCCGAGATGCGCGCCGGCCAGTTCAGCCAGGCATCCCGCTCGGCCCGCGCCAACTTGAATACGTGGGCGATGGCCTGGGGCCGGTCGACCAGCTCGCCCTTGAGGCGCGCCAGGCGCACCTTGTTGGTCTGCGCCTTGACGACCTCATTGACGGTGCGGGCCTGCAGCAGCGATGTGCCACCGGCATTCAATGCCGGAGCAACCGGCTCGCTGGCAGGTTCCTTGACCGCGACCGTTTCAGCCCGGCGCTTGGTGCCTTCCTTGGGCGTGTCGGAATTCTTCGCCCATTCCCGGTCGGCCCTGTCCGGATCGATGCTGCCATCGGCCTCCGGCGTGATCCGCCCGGCACGAATGGCCTTGTGCACGGCGGTGTCCGATACCCCTCGGTGCCGGGCGTAGGCGCGAATCGACAGTCCCATGATCTCCATCAAGCATTGGTGCGGCCCCCGATCAGATTCAGCTTGGCTTCTCTCTGGAACAGCGCGTTCATGCCATCACCATCAACGACGCCACAAGGAGACGCACATGAGCAAGCAAGCCGACAAAGCCCTCGAAACCCTGCTCCAGCAGATCGCGCTGGATCACCTGTTCATCGAAACCCTGGAAACCCGCAACAGCGACCGGATGGACTTCCACGAGGTCAGCGTCTGGGCCGTCAAAAGCGCCCTGATGGCCGCCTACGAAGCTGGCTGGCAGGCCGCGAAGCAGAGCTGAAAAAGAAGCGGAAAGCGCTTGGCTTCACTCTCGAACAGCGCGTTCATGACCACACCATCAACCACCACGAAGGAGCATCAAATCAAATGGCCACCATCCAACTGACCCCTGCCCAGCACGCCATCCTCGCCTACGCCATCGAACACACCGGCGGCAAGATCGAATGGTTCCCCGACAACATCAAAGGCGGTGCCCGCACCAAGGTGCTGGAGGGCCTGTTCAACAAGGCCCTGATCACTCGCGACAGCACCGACTGGTTCGTTGCCGCCGAGGGCTACGACGCCCTTGGGCGCGTCCGGCCGACGCCTGCCAACACTCACCCCGACCCCGAGGTCGAGGCCGCCGTGACGGCCGCCGAGGCCAACTGGGCGCAAGAAAAACAAGACTCGGCCAAGCGACTGCTCAAGGTGGGCGTCGAGGGCAAGCCCCGCACCCGCGAGAACAGCAAGCAGGCTGCCGTGATCCAGATGCTGCAACGCCCAGAGGGAGCCACCATCAACCAGATCTGCGCGGCCACCGGCTGGCAGGCGCACACGGTGCGCGGCACCTTTGCCGGGGCGTTCAAGAAAAAACTCGGACTCACCATCACCTCGGAAAAGCCCGAGGGCGGCGAGCGCATCTACCGCATCGCATGACAGGAGGGTGCCACGATGCTGAAACTCATCACCATCCTCGAAAGCCTCAAGGCCGAACCGCGTCGCCTCACCGACGAGGAGAACCTGTACCTCGATCAGATCGGCGACGAGCTGCGCCGGGCGGAAAGCGACGCTGCCCGTTGGCGGATACTCGAACGCGAAGGGCTCAATCGCCTCGATGGCTTCGACTTCAGCGAGGACGTGCTCGCCAGGCTCAACGTGGTGCGCCGGGCGGGGATGCACTAAAAAGCTTGGCTTCCCGATTGAACAGCGCGTTCATACGAATGTCATCAACGCCACCAGGAGCAATCGCCATGACCATCGCAACCACACACCAAGCCAGCCCCCTCCGGGTTCGCTTCACGCGCAAGCCCGTCGACCTGCAGGAGGTGCTGGCGACCACGCCCTACGATGAACGCCCGGAGCCGGTGGTGATCAGCGAAACCCGCGAATTGACCACCCCCGAGTACGACAACTTCGCCAACACGCTGCTGCAGGATCGCGACTGGCTCGCCGGCAAGGGCGGATACCTCGATCACGCCACGCGGCACGTCGTCGAGGTCAAGGCCGCGAATCGCACAACCCTGTATGTCGACCCCTCGGGTAGCGCCTACGGGCGTTATGTTGGCATTGCCACAGAAATATGAAAAAATGATTGAAAAAGCGCTTGGCTTCTCAATCGAACAGCGCGTTCATACGGGTGTCGCAACGATCAACCCGAAGGAGAAAACGATGACCACCACCAAGCAAATCCCCGCCACCCAAAACGATGCTTGGGGCTTTTGGGGCACGATGAACGACGACGCCCGGGCCGCCTGGCCCATCGCGATGAGCGCGATCTCCGACGCCACCTGCCAGCCCCTCGAATCGGTCAGGGTCTTCCTCGATAGCCGCCACGGGCGGCACTTCGCGGATGACGTCCTCAACGAGATGCTCCGAGGCCACGCGATCCAGCAAGCGGTCGACGCGGCGGTCACCCGCTGGATGGGCTGGACGATTGGCCGCGAGACCAGCAAGGAGTACGGCATCCCGCGCGGCCTGCCCTACCTGACGGGCTTTGTGATTCACTGCGAAATCGTCGAGGAAGAACTCGCCGCCTGATCGAAGGCGACGCCATCCCCAAGTCGGGTGGCTTCACCATCGCTGAAATCCTGCCAGCGGCGCACGATCACATCCACGTACTTCGGATCGAGCTCGATGAGCCGCGCCCGGCGGCCCGACTTCTCGGCGGCAATCAGTGTGCTGCCCGAGCCGCCGAACGGATCGAGCACCACGTCTCCCGGGCGACTGGAGTTGCGAATCGCCCGTTCCACCAGTTCCACCGGCTTCATCGTCGGGTGCAGATCGTTCTTCTGCGGTTTCTTGATCTGCCAGACGTCGCCCTGATCGCGGTCGCCACACCAGTGGCGGTCGCCGCCCTCCGGCCAGCCGTAGAGGATCGGCTCGTACTGGCGCTGGTAGTCGGCGCGGCCCAGCGTGAAGGTGTTCTTGGCCCAGATGATGAAGGTCGACCA